CACCAGAGGGTTCCCAATACTCAAACCCATCCTCCTCCTCAAATCTCCACACCTGAATCAAAGCAGCAGGGTCATCCTCAGTCCCAGTAATCACAAAATCAGAATCAGGAACCGCAATCTCACCATCACGCTCAATAAGCTCCACAGTGCCCCTAGCCATACCACCGCTAGAGTCCCACTCAACAAAATCGCCCACCTCAAGCTCATCAGGTTCTGCACGCTCCTCAGAACGCTCACCCTCAAACTCACTATCCTCAGCAATAGCAATAGCCACACCCTGATCTATCGCACCCTGCTTAGTGTCGTGGCATCCCATAACTTCGCCATCCTCTTTCACAGTGGCCCATTCCCCCACAGCACAGCTGGGGTTATTTTCCTCAATGTAGTAAGGCATTAGTCCTGTCTCAACACTCCAACCTGATTGTCCTCAGAAGCGACAGCGGAAAGGGTTTGCCCCTGAATCATTGGCAGTTGCATACTCTGACCACCACGCAAACGCAAACCATCACCCACAGAGCCACCCAGCCACACATCATTCTGACCATTGTATTTTTCAGCAAAGCCCATCTGGAAAAAGACTTTAGTGGTTTGGTTTCCATCATTGATGAACTGGAGGGCATAGGTTGTGGAGGGTTTCAGGGTGTGCACTTTCCCAGAAGTAGAACCGCCACCTGCAGCGTGTTTATCAGCTGTCACATACTCCTGAGAGATAGCGGATCCCCCACTAACAGCGGTAGCGCTCTTTAGTTCGCTAGTGATTGTGTCTGAATAGTTCCTGTTGAGATTGTAAACAGGTATGGCAGCGCCTGTGGTGGAAACTGTTGCACCCTCAACCAATCGTGCACTGACATTTTCTACTGTGGAGATAATCTCATAAAAGTCAATTTGTGCCCCATTAGCTCCAGTAGTGAAACCAAAAGAGGCTGTTCCAGGAGAGTTCACCGTGAAAGTTTGAGCCACGAGGAACAGCAAACCTTCACGAGCATAATCATCAGGCTCATTTGTGGGTTGCTGATTTTGTACCACAGCAATCTGAGCATCAGCAGACATCCCCACAATAGGTGTAGTCGCTGTGCCTACAGTTACCGTATAAGAATTGATTGGGTCAGTAGGCATTACTGAACCTCATCCTTATACACACTGTCAGGGTTCTCAGGATCCACCTGAGCAACACCCTGCAACTGGACTGAAGGTAGACCAGTGTGAGCGACAGGAGGCAGACCCACCATCTCCATAGCCTCAGCAGGGCTGAAACCAGCAAACACCAGGTCACGCACCATTTGGACTTTCTCACGCTGTGCACGCACACCAGACTCAGACAGATTCACATTAGCGAGAGGGACACGCACCTGAGAGGCAGCCTCCCCATCCTGTGCAGTGAGGTCCTCCCACGATCTGATGTCATTGATGGTGAGGAATCCTGACTGAAGACCAGTGCTGTAGCTGGAGAAGCGTGCCTGAGTGTCAGCGCGTAGCAGACCGTTCATGTTGAACTTGATGAAAGCGTCAGCTCCACCAGGGTAACGATCCATGAGGATGCTCATATTGTCTTCGAGCAAAGTCACATAGGGCCTCAGCGTGTGAGTCACAAACGCAATCATGTTCTGCTCAACACTGCTGTAAGTATTAGTGCCTGGAAGATTGAGCATATGTGAAGGGATACGCCAAATGCGTGCCACATCCTCCACAGCCATCCTGCGAGCCTCAAGCGCCTGAGACTTCTCAGGATCTGCCTGTGTTGCCTTGAATGATGCCCCACCAGAGAGGATGCCGGTACGCCCTGACTTCCTCCAACCCTTGTGAGCATTATCGAAACTGTTACGCAAACTGTCAGCCTGCTCCTGAGTGAGCGCCCCAGGATACTCAATGACACCCTGCAAGGTTGTGCCAGAGCCAAAGAATGTTGCAGCGTACATCTCAAGTGCTTTAGCCAGGGACAGGTTCTCTTTCATTGCTGCCACACGAGAGACACCGCGAATGTGACCAGGCTTCAGCAAGTCAGGGATGTAAATAATCTCCTCAGAAGTCAGAGGCTTATCCTCACCCACAACCTCGAAAATCAAACGCCCCTGACCGTTACGCTTCACCTCTACAGTGCTGGGGTTGAGCACATTGAGGTTTACAACCTCGCCACGCCCATTGCTGAAAACGCGGATGAAAGCGTTACCGTCAATCAGGAGGCTCACCAGCACGCTCTTATAGAAAGTGCTGTGACCGTTGAAGTTCACATCAGGTTGCCCCACCCACGCTGGTTTAGGTCTGAAAGGTCTGCGGTTGCCGTCATCCCTGAAGAAAACATCCACAGGGAGCGTGCCGATAGTATCGCTGATCAGGGACACAGCAGACCACACTGCTGCAATGTGGTAAGCGTTCTCCTCAGTGACATTAGTGCCAGCTTGACTGCTGAAAACAATGTCATCACCAGTCTCAAAGATGGTCTGGAAACTGATTGCCCTATCTTCCCAAAGTTTGTTGAATACCACTTATCGCCCCAAAGCTAATCCGATTAGAACCATGAAAACGCCACCCACGATGAGCCCCACAGGGAGGCTGATAAGAGTAGCGCCTGCTGTAATTGCCACAGCACCAGTAATCTGAAGAATGTTAGACATCATCACCTATCCGAAAAATTGTGGCACTGGTTCTAGTTTAGCGCCTGTGAGTGCCCTATCTACTGCCAGCACCATTGCAACAGCAGCGTCAATCTTGCGTGGGCTGTTCCTAGAGTCTTTCACAATGCGTGGTCCAAGGTTGTCAATCTTCGTTACAGCGTTGCTGAGGTGTCGAGCGAGGATGGGGTTGCCGTCATGGATGAGCCGGTGCTCTGTCACAGCATCGAACACTTTGGCACACGCAGGGACCATACGCCGAGCCGAGGTGCTAGGCCATTCCACGATGGGGACACCCTGATCTTCTAGCGCTTGCATTGAGCGTTGCCAGCGGAAAGGGTCACAGGCAACCTCGCGCACTTTAGGGTGAGCTTGGCAGAAGTCCAGAACTGTTTGCTCCACCTCAGCAATATCCACCCTCCAATCATCGTCATGAATGTTGAGGTCTTTCTCCCACGCCTTCACCAGAAACACTTTGACAGGCTCATCCTCTTGTGGAATGACCGCGCCCACAATGACAGAGGCATCCCCAGAGAAGGATCCATCGAAGCCCAGCACAATCTCATCATCAGGTGACACCTCAAAAGCTTCCTCACACGCTTCCCACGCACCACTAGGCAACCATGAGGTTTGCGAGGACACCCACTGATTACACCGCTTAGTCCTGAACTCTGCCTCAGGTGTACGCCTCACCGCGCTCTCAAAGTCAGACTGTGTATTGATGTCATTGAAACCAGGGTTAGCTAAGCGCCAGGTTTCAGGGTTCCTATGATCGGACTCCTCAGGTGCTTCCCACGCAGCCATGAAAAATGTGGGGTCATCAATCTCACCCCTAGCAACCTTCTGACCATACTGGTAGAGGCTGTAGCAGATACTGTCACGCCCTGTGGAATCCATACGCACCCCAGCGGTACTAATAGCAATGAGGGTTGCGAGCTTTCCACGCGCACCCATAGCCAAAGAAAAAGTGTCATAAAGGTCACGATTTTTCTGAGCGTGCAACTCATCAAACACAGTCATCGTAGGTGACAGCCCCTCTTTCGAGTACGCCTCAGCAGACATCACACGATAAACAGAGTTCAACTTAGGCAACTCAATCGCATCGCGGTAAAGCTTGGTGATGGCAGAGAGCTCCTCGCTAGCCTCAATCATTCTCCTGGCATCAGCAAACACAATGCGTGCCTGTTCCTTCTCAGCAGCAACACTGTAAACCTCAGCACCCTGAGGACCCACAATCAGCCCATACAAACCAATCACAGAACCCAGGGCAGACTTACCGTTCTTTCTCGGCATCAAAACAAGCTGAGACTGGTGACGATAGCCACCCTTCTCAAACGCAAACATGTGCTCAAGCAAAGACCGTTGCCAAGGTCTCAAAACCAGAGGCTGACCTGACTTACCAGCGACTGAATCCTTAGTGATAACACCAAACGCTTCAGCGAAATCAGCAATCGGCTCAAGCTTCCTACCCCTCTCAATCGCATCATCAGGTACAGGAGTGAGCCAGCGAGGAGGCCAACTACTCTGCTCCATACTCATCCCTGTTAGCTCGGCGCTCCATCAGCTCCTCAAGTTTGCTCTTAGCCT